CTGGATGTTGCTCCAAAGGATGTTGAACTTAGCTGACTCGTTCATCGTCTGCCCACGGGTATCGTCCCGGTAGCGCTTGATGATCTTCTTGGTACGAGCCGTCCACTTGGCAAATTCGTTGTCGTAAGCGCCAATGATCCGCAGGTACTTGTTTAGCTCGTTATCAACCAGTTCTTCCATCACTCTTTCCCCTTGTTACGGGAACTGATCGCCTTGGCCTTGGCCTTGGCATCTTCTTTAGACGATGCGCCCCAAGCGCGTAAAGCGAGTGCAAGGCGCGTAGGCTTGCCGCTACTGTCTTTCATCGGCCCTGCCATGTTGCCCATGCGGGCAAGGAACGACGCACGACGAGGATTGTCACCGGCCTTTACGGGAGGCTTTAAAGTTCCGCCCGTTTCACGCTTATACGATGCACGGCCAGCAGCGTTCAGCCCACCCTTGGGGTTCTTGCCTTCCTTACGCTGCCATGCTGCGCTCATGCGTAGCCCTTGTTCTTCGGTTTGGCGGTCTTGGCGGCTTCCTTAAAGTCACCAGCGGTCGGGCGTCCTGCCTCACCGGGGCGCTTCATGCGCTCGCCAGAGCCAGCCTTGATGCGCTCTTGTTTAGCAAGAATGTTGGCATATAAGCCTGCTTTTCTCATGCCCATGCCCTCACAGGGTTATTCGGCGAATCAATGACTATTGCAGCAATCTTATCAGCGTCAAAACTACTTGCATCTATAACACGCAAATTAGCGTGGAATCCGCCGACGTTTTGCACCCAACTTAATTGACTTTCGTCGGTCTGGATCGTTTCGCCGGTCGGCTTGTACACATCGCCGATAACGTCCAGAGCGTACTTATGGGCGTCGGTAACGTGCCAGCCCTGATCGCCTTCGGTCACAACGCCTGCCGCCTCTAATACGTCGTAGAGGGCTGTGGCGTCACTAGCGCGGAGATGGTAGTCGGTCATAGCGTTAAGGCCTGCAATGTGGCGTTAGGCAGCCGGGTTGGGTAGAAAGACAAGAGTTGGATGTAGCCATTCCACGGCCTTGCCAAGTCTTGGCGATTTCCGATTTGTAACCTGTCAACAGTCGGAACGGTTCCGCTGGTATCAGTCCCTACTGCGGCTCCATTTATGCTTAATGCAAAGTCGTTTGCTGCATACGCGCCTGCCAATTTGTTTGCTGTGAAACTATTTGCAGTTTGCGCTATGTTTGCTTGTGGTGCGCCGCCATTGTTGACTTGAAACCCCATCGCGGTTGCCGTTGATCCAAAAAACTCAATTAAATTATTGTTTGTTCCATTGCTCATTGAAGCAGGTCTTGGAGAATTTGCACCAAGAGTTCCTGTGTTCACGCAAGTTACAAACAAAGTTCCAGCCGCCGCGTTGTACCACGACGAGAAGTTAGTCCCCGTCATGCTGGCGACATCTGCGTTGCGGGTCAGCGCGGTGGTGGTTGTGGGGATGTAGGACGTAGCGAACGCGCCGGTTTCAAATTGATAACCCCAAATGTATATACCGTCAACACCGTTGCCGGTAAAATTTGAGTTATTATTTAATTGAAAAATTTGATTTCTGATTGAAACTTCTGTTCCAGACGTAAAGGTAACAGAACATCTATACCAACCATTTCCTACGTTTTGAATTGCCCCAGATGCGTTAGTAAATGTTCCGGCAGTGCTAACTGAAGTCACAGTTCCGTTGTCTACATTAAAACGTGCGTCTACGCCATTGGCGCTTGAAGCAGTGTCTCTTGGAAGCATTCTTAATGTGTTTGCCTCGCCTTTTTTAGCAAACACTGACAACGTATAAGTAATTGCACTTGCGGCTTTTGTAATTTCTTGACGAATACTAGAGGAGCTTGTCGATATTCCATTATCAACAATCAATTTATCTGCTGTAACAGTTCCAGACGGTGCCACGATGGAATTAACCGACACAGTCGCGCTAACTGCAGTCCAACTCGTTGCAAAATCTTCCGACTGAAGAATGCTATTCGTCCTCTGCTCCTCAATCAGCAAGCCACGCGGGGCAAGCGTAGAGGGGTTGTAGTCAAAGCGAGGGGCGTAGTACGCAGCCGTAGTCGTGGGGTAGTAGGTCGTCAGCGAGGATGTGACGCCGCCTTCCATGTTGGAAACGTTCATCTGTGCGCCAATCAAATAAAGTCCTTCACCTATTGCTATTGTCGTTGGCGTATTTGTGTCTGTTTCTCCGACTCGCTTTAAGAACAATCTAACGCCGGTCGCACCAGTTAACGTCGGCGTTGACACAATAAAGCGTTCGCCGGCAACTGCAACGCTTGAACCTGTTGCAGCCACGTTAGTTGTAAATGTTCCGTCTACAAGATTGACATTTATTCGCGCATCGGCGCCTTGAATTACAACCAATACTCTGGTGATGTCACCAAGAGGTTTAGCAAAAAACGATACCGTTCGTTGTTGAGTTGCCGCAGTAATAGCAATCGACGTAATTCCGACAGTCGTATTGGCAACTGTAGCCTCAATTTTTTGATAATTAGTGCTAGTAATTGGCGAGGCTACCGACGTAGAAACGATAGTTGAGGAATTTTTGCTCCAGTCGGCTTGAGAAAAATCTTGGCTCCAAGTAACCAGATTATGCTTCGCATACACCAGCGTCCCCGTGCTATCAAACAGCGTTGCCTGTGAGCCACGGGAGAAGGTGATGCCAGAGTCAAGGCTAGTCGCTCCCAGAAAGTCTAGGGAGAGCGTCGGTTTCGGGAACGTCGTGCAGCCCCAAGTGGCTAACATGACTTAATCCCAGAACACCGTGCAATCAACCGTCCCGCTGATCGTCACGACCAACGAGGTGTTAAACCGTCCCGGCATCGGGTAGAACGTCGCACCGACCGGGGTAAAGGTGTTCACCATCGTATCTGTGCCGTCGCTGACCTTGATCGTCGGCGTGGAGGATGCCGAGGCAACGAAAATGCCAAGGATGCCGCCTGTGCCGGTATAGATTGTGGTTGTTGAGGTGATGTTTCGGAAATTCTGGCTTTCGTTGACCGGGGTACTCATATCCTCGCCCTCCGCGAGCTTGTCCTGTCATGCACCGCCCACATATCGTTAAGTGTCACGGTGTTTTCGGGGCCGACCATCAGGGGTTTTGCCTCTGGAGCCGGGGTCTTGTCACTCTGCTCTGCGTATGATACCGCAAGCATTCGGAATGCGTCACTAGGGTGTGATGTCCAATCGTGGCGAGGGGTTTGGCGGTAAGCCTTCTTGTCCTCGTCGTATTCGCGTTGGTACTGCCGCAGCGCCTCTATGCCGTCTCGGCACTTCTCGGCGTCAAACCACACACGGGGGAGTGTCATGCGTACCGCTTGGATACCGCTCTGCACCCCAATGTCAGGGACTACCGCAATGTTCTTGGCGTCTAGGTAGTGGGCAAGCTGCTCAATGATGCTGCGTCCGGTCTGTAGGCTCTTGGCGCGAGCGTCATGGGGCAGGTAGTGCTTGCCGTAAGAGTAAGGCTTTTTCCTTACCACCTCGGCTATGTCGTGGATGTCCTCGCCTGATACCGCGTAGAAGTCGATCACCCGCAACTCTCTGCGTGTGACTTGATAGAAGAAGATAGCGGTGTCGTCCCGATACCCCAAGTCCCATGCCGTATAGACGGGCAGGGAGTGGTCGTGCGGTACGTGGGTGATACGGCCTTGGTCTTGCGCCTCGCGCATTTCCTTGCCGTAAAAAGCTCCGAGGATCGCAGCCTCAAAGCTACACTCGTACTCCTGTAGGTACTGATCCTCGGACAACTGCGCTTTAGCGGCGGCTAGCTCTGACGCCGGGAGAAGCCCGCTGGTTGAGGCGGGTAAGCGCAGCAGGAACCACTCGCTAGGGAGACGAGTGGCGGTTTCGTAAATTTCCCAAAACTGGTTCTTGCCCTTGGGGGTTCCGGCGAATACCGCCCACCCCTGCTTATCTGACAAGGCAGGACGGATTACGTTCCCAAATACAGACGGCTTAAAGTCGCCGTATTCGTCAAGGTAAATACCCGAGAAGCCTAGACCACGCATCGCGTCTGCGTTGTCAGCGCCGAATAGTCCAATCTTGACCCCGTTGTGCAGGGTGAGGGTCATCTGTTGTTCGTTTACGTCAGCGATCAGGGGCTGGCCGTAATACTTAAAGTAGTCCCACGCGATACGTC